AAGTGGTCGAAACTAATTTTGATTTAGAAGATTTTGATGATAGAATAAATTAATTTAATTTTTGAGAATATGATAGTCGTACACTTAAATTTAGGGTGAAGAGAAAATGATACCCTTATGGTGGTTGATTTATTAATTCTATTATAAATAAGGACGACGAAAGTTATGAGTTTATAAAAGAAAAACTATGAATAAGCGGTAGATTTACTTATAATATAATAAATATATATAATGATATGTTTGACAATTAAAAAGGAAAGTCCTTTATCATTTAATACCATAAATATGGAACTATTAAAAAATGTATACACTAGAGAAGAAGCTTATGAAATAACAGATTATCCATATTGATTTAGATTAAAAACAAGTATGTTTATATGGATAGAGAAAAATAAAAATTGACATAGAATATGTAAACAAACTATTAATCCAAAGAACGGAAAAGAAAATAAAGTAAAAAAGAGTGTATATTATAATTATTGTAGACTGTATAAAGATAAGGAAACAGGATATATAAATACTTATTGTTATAATATATATAATTATGAAACCTTTTCAAAAGCAATGAAATTAAATATATTTGAAACTGAGCAGGATATAGAGAAAGCAACAAGACAAATAAAAACAGGCTTACAGGTGGAGTTAATTTGTTATAATAATTATAAATATGATGAGATAGAAAATAAAACAGTAGAAGAATTGAATGAGATGAGTGAAGAGATTAAAAGAAATCTACAAGAACGTATAGAACTTAATCACCCTAATTGAATTTGATTATAATATTTATATTCCTTTATCATAAAACTATATGAAAAAATTAAAAGGGTTCACAATTAAGAGCTTATTTGTAAACGGAATACAGTTTGAAAAGAAAGTAGGTAGTTATAATGAAGCTATTATAGAAGTGAACAACAAAAATAGCTTATATTATTTATGAATAATCTGTTAATGTATAAAACAGACCGTAGAGCAAAGCTAAATTTACGTAGTAAATTACATTTTATTTATTTAAGTAAAAATAAATGGAAAAGAATTTAATTACTAGTGAAATGGATTTTTATGAGAAATATAGAGTAGAAAAACGGTGTAATACTATATTTATATATAAGAAATGAGAAGATAAATGGAGTGTAAAAATGGAATATAATAAGTTTAGAAAATTTCGTAAATCACTCTTGCCAGTTTAAAACTGGGGGTTGATGTGTTGTAAAAATAGCTCATAATGGGGAAGTGATAAAACTTGATTAATTTATTTTTTTTAATTGAAAATAATAATGAAAACATATTTAAATTTTTTATCCTTACTTGTATTTTTATCTATCGTATGAGTTTATTGTTTAGATATTGTATCTAAAGATATAAACATAAAAGTGGATAAATTAGAAAAAGATAATATAAGTATATCCTCTTTTGATAATTTAGAAATAAGAGTGAGACAAATAGAAAAAAGAGAAGAGGCAAAAAAAGAAGAAGAGTTAGATAGAAGAATTAAAAAAGAAATAGAAAAGAGATGATTAGTTGATGTTTATAGTAATAATATAGAGGGCTTTAGAAAATATTGTTGAAAATCCTCATCAAGTTGAGTTATTGTACAATGAGATATGTGTTATAATGTTAAGGTGGAAGTTGATGAGATATATTTTTCTGATACTTATTTTAATGACTAATTTTATATTTTAATTTTTTATTATGAGAACATTGCAGTTGAATTTATATCCATTATGAATGGTGGATGTGGAAGTGGGTGATGCTTTACGTAAAAACTTTTCAGACATAAATTACAACGGTGTAATTTATAAAGGTAGTAGATACGATAGAAAATATTACAAAGAATGACACTACAAAACAACAGTTGATAGTGGTATTGTTTGATTAAATACAAATACGTATTTAGCGACTGATACTAATGAGCTATACACTAGTTTTGATTTATTAACTAAAGCGGTTGATACTTGAAGACGGTTTTTAAGTAGAGAATGATTATTCAATACCAATTGGGGGTATGCAGAAGACCAAAACTATGAAGAGGAAGAAGAGTATGACAATATGTATGATGAGTATGATGATGATGATGATGATGATGAGTATGATGATGATGATGATGAACACCCGTCTATTTATGGTTTTTCTGACCTTAGTGAGTGAGCTGAAATAACTATTTGATTAGAAATAGAAAAAGCTGAACGGCTTAGTAATGGTGAATACAATAGGGATTTTCAAGGCTGGGCTATTCATAGCGATGGAAGTATTGAAGGGGGAGAACATTGTACTCCTATATTAGATATAGATAAGGCAATAGAATATTTATCACAAGATAAATTTCAAAAACTATTTGATTTAGAAAGCTCTGGTAGTTGTTGATGACACATACATATAGCTAATAAAAATTATAATGATAGAGAAAGTTTTTATAATGATATAAAACATTATAGACCCATATTATGGGCTATTTATCCAGATAGAGCCAGAAGCGCACGGTGTGGTAAAAACAATTCAGTGAATGGAAGAAGAGCTGATTTTAGTTTATGAAGTAATTATAAGACTATCGAAGTGAGAATATTTCCAGCTTTAGATAGTTTAGACCAAGCTAAATTTAGAATATGAATGTTGAAGTTCTTTATCACAAATCCTTGTCAAACAAAAGAACAAGCATTGAATATAATAAATTGTAAAAGTGTAGAATTTATCCAAATATTACATACTGTATATGATACATTAGAAAGAAAGCAAGAAATATTAAAAAGAATTATTGAGGCTTATGAAATTGACCCACAGACACAAGAAAGTATTACAAATTATTTACAAGAACAGTGTAATAGACTTAATAAATAAGTCTCTTCCTCTATCACTTAATTATATTTTATATGATTATTATTAAATTTAAAGATAGAACTATAGAATTGGATGACGAATGGGAAGATATGATAGAAAGAGAACTTTGTGATTATGGAATACCATTTAAAGAAATAAACTAATATTAATTTTTAACTAATATAAAAATATGTGTCTACTTTTTATGCAAAAAGATAATACAAGAACATTTACTGTTGAAGAATTTAATGAGGCTTGGAGAACAAATAGAGATGGTTTTTGAATGTATATTTCAGATGAATTTTGAAATGTAACAATATTTAAATCATTAAATTTACAAGAAAGTATTAATGCTTATTTTGAAGCTATAGCAAAGCCTTATACAATTCTTATAGGTCATTTCAGATGGTGAACAGCTTGACCAAAAAATGAACACTTAGTTCATCCTTTTAATTTAAATAAATCTACTTATCTATTTCATAATTGAATAATAAGTATTACTCCTAGAGAAGGTGAAAGTGATACAAGTGAACTTGCATTATTTTTTAGTGAAAGCAGAACACCAACCAATAAAATATTTACTACAACATTTGTTGAAATAATGTTAAAAATTGCTGGTGGTAGTAATAAATTTATCATTGCTAATGGAAGAGATTATTTTATAATAAATGAAAAACTATGACATTGGGACTGAAATAGTTGGTATAGTAATAGTTGATATAAGGTATATACCCCTTTATTAAATTGGGGTAAAAAAAAAGTTGATGATGATTGGATTGATGAAAGCGTAGGAGAAATAAGCATAAAATCTTCAAAGCAAATAGAGGATGAACGGTATGAAAGGGTAGCAGATGAAGACGTTAGTCTACCTATGTGGTTAAAAGGTGGGATTTAATTTATTAATATTTAATATATGAAAAAAATATTTATAGTAATATTTATATTGCTAACATTAACAAGTTGTTGATGCAAAACTAAGGAATGTTTAGATTATCAATTAGAACAGCAAAAAATAGCACAAGAACAAGTTGAAAAAGACAGAACTTATCAATTAGAGGCTATGAAAATACAGGCTCAAATAGAGGCAAACAAACCAGTGGAAGTGAAGGTACAAGAACTAAAAAATCAACAAACTACAGTGGGTGATTGAATACAAACAGCAGTGTGAGTAGCTTGATGAGCTTATTTATTATGAAAAGTGTTAAATAGCTTTTAATTTATTTTTTAAAACCAAGTATGAAAAAACTAACCTTTATAGAAAGCTTTATGAAAAGTAAAGATAGAAATATAATATTGTTCTTTATCATATTATGAATAATTATTTTATGAATGAAAATAGTGTTGGCAGATAATGACCAAGAAATAGTAAATAAAATTACTATTAAGTATAATAACATAAGAAAAGAATATTATCAAAAAGATACTATTAATATTAATAATATTAATAGGGAAATAGCTAGTTTATCAACTAGAAAAAACATATTAACTAAATGTGTTGATTATAATTATGCTCATTATAATACGGTGGTCGAGCCGATTAAATGTAATGATATATTAGAAACTCAATTAGATATAGTTGAAAAATGGAAGGTGAATAAAGATGGACAAAGTCAAGCTTTTATTCCTTTAATAGCAAATAAGACAGAAGAAAGAATGAATGAGCTTTTATTATCTTATTGAAGAGGGGAAGATGTATTAGAAAAAAGGTGGCAAAGAGTGGGGGAAAAATATAAACTAAAAACACCTATTTTAATATGTATAGCAAAGGCTGATAGCTCTTTATGACAAGCACTTAAAACAAAAAACAATTTTGGTAATGTGTGAAATAATGATAGATGAGACAAGGTACACTTCGATTCGCCGATACAGGGCATAGAGGCTATAGCACAAACCCTTAATAATAAGTATTTAAATGAGTATACAGAGGTAAAAGACCTTTCTAGGTATGGTAATAAGGAATGAAAAATATATGCCTCTAGTGAAGATAATTGGCATAATAATGTTATTAATTGTCTTTCCTCTTTATATGGAAAGGAAATAGATGATAGCTTCTCTTTTAGAAATTAACCTTTAGAAACTAATATTTTTTAATTAAATTTTTATGACTTTAAATTGTTCTGATATCTTACAATGATATCATAGTTATAATTTAGTAAATAGAAGCAGTAGAGACTTAGACTTATCTGAATGATGAAAAATAAAGGTAGGGTTTGAAATTGAAAGGGACTCATTTCTTTCTTATGAGCATTGTGTAATATTACAAAATGATTGATGGAGATGTGAAAGAGATGGAAGTGTTAGAGGATGAGAATATATTACGCCTATATTAGATATGAATAAAGCATATGAGTTTATTGAAAAATATAGCTTTGTTTTAAATTGAACTAATAATAGTAATAGATGTTGATGACACATACACATTTCTATTGAAGGAAAAAATACAGACAAAATTTATAATAATATAGAATGATTTAGACCTGTACTATGGGGATTATATCCACAAAGAGCGTTAAGAAATTATTCTAATAGATTTAATAGTAAATATTCTCATAGTGTTGATGTGTGAGTTAGAGAAAGAACAGTAGAATTTAGAATTTTTCCTATATTAAGAAGCTTGAATCAAGTGAGGTTTAGACTTGCTTTAATAAGGTTCTTTATCACAAATGTTTGAAATACAAAAGAACAAGCATTGAATGTAATAAATGAAAAAAGTGTAGAATTTTTATCTATATTACATATTTCTTATCCAACAATTAGAAAAAAAATAAATGTAATTAAGAGAATAATTAAGGCTTATGAAATAGATGTGGCAGAAGAAAAGAATATCATTGCTTATCTAAGAAAACAATGTGATGAATTAGAAAAATAGATATTTGAAAAACAAATATTACACTCCGTTTATAATTAAACTATAAAATAATGTGTTGAATAGCAATAGCTCAATGATTTAAATTAAAAGAAATATTATCAAATCATCAAGATAGATGATTAGATGGCGTTTGAGTATGGAACTGATGAATTGTTTATAGAGCAAGTTGATATTCTTATAGATGATATAAGAATTTTCTTCGTAAAAAATCATTTCAATGACTTTCTGTTCTTCATAATAGACAAGCATCGGTTTGAGAAGCTAGCTTAGAAAATACTCATCCATTTGTATGAAAGAAATTTATATTAGCTCAAAATTGAACTTGTAAAGCTCTTCATAGAGCATTAAAAGAAACCTATAAAAAAGAAGTGGATAGTCATAATTTATTATGTCATTTAGATGACGAATGTAATACAATTAGTGATTGTGCAATAGAACTAGAAAGACTTGTTAAAGAATATATATCAGATTATTTTTGAAATATAGTCGTAATAAGCGACGATAAAATACTATTTTATAGTGATTGATATAGAGAAAGCTTTATTAATATCTATTGAAATAGAGTGGTGAGCATTACAAACTACTCCCCTTGAAAAAAAGAATGATATGAAAATAAGTGATATATAATAATGGATTTAAATTGATTGATAATAAAAAATACTTTTAAAGAATTAAATGAGAAAAAGTTTTATAAAAGAGTGGTTTATTCATATCAAGAAAGGACGCAAAGCCCCATTGAATATCCTTATTTAACTAATTGACAAGGTTATTTATATCGTTCATACACTCCGCCTCTTTCTCTTCCACCTGTAACGCCTACAGAAAAAGAAAAAGAAGAAGATGATGTTAGAGACTTATTGAAAGTGATGGATAAAAAGTTAAGGTTTGAATATGCTTTTGATGTAGACCTTCCTAATGAAAATAAATGGGACTATGAATTAGAAAAACAAAATATTCTAAATTTCTTTGAAAGAAAAAAATATGTTTATACAGCTCCTTATTGGGAAGAAGTATTTGAAGCTTATATGTGTGAATATTTCTATATATATGATTGAGAACCATTTAAAGATACGTGGGGAGTTGATTATCCTGTATATTTATTTAAAAATACTTTTCAGTCAAATGCTTTAAAATATTTTTTATAAAATTTACAATTTAAATAAAATTATTACATAAATTATATATATGAAAATATGAATTGAGGTGGAATTAAATTGAGTAGGGTATGAATATTATACAATAGCTGAGGAAGAAAATCTTTCTCTTGAAAAGTTTAAAGATATATGAAACTTATGAGTTAAGCTTAGTCAAGAATATTATAATACAACTATTGAATATAACTTTTTCCCTTTTGATAATAGTGATGATATGGTGAATGAGGTGGTAGAATATTTAAAAAATCAAAAAGAAAAATATGGTTTTGAAATAAATGGACAAAGCCCAGCTTTTGTGTGAACTCATATACATTTTTTTGATAAACTATCAATGCCTAAAGATAAATTGCTAAGTTGAGTGATGAGCTTTATCATAGAAAATATAGATACAATTAGTGAATTATGACTATTAAGACTAATTAAATGACACCAAATATGGTGATATTGGTCACATAATCATAATCATTTATGGATAGAAACATTAAAGAGAAGATGATATTATTTAGATATTTATCAAAACACAAGAGATAAAAATAAATATGTTCCTGTGTTTATTAGTTGAGAAACTTCTCAATGAAAACCTAAGAGTTTAGAACTTAGAATAGTTCCTAATGATTTTGTTTTTAATTGAAAATTAATAGACCTGTTAAAAGAAATAGAAAACAAGGATATTTTTAGAAGAGAACTTGTTTCTCCTATTGATTTTTTTACAAAATTAATAGATAAATATGAGGAAAAAGTATGAATAGTAAAGCAAAATAAAACAGGTTGGGATTGATTTGTTTCGTATAATAATAATACATATAAAATTCCTTTAGTATTAACAAATATAGATAATATAGATTGAGAAATACAGCTTATTTGAATTACAATGAATTTAACTTATTACTCAGAGTTTCAACTATTAAATAATAGAGCGGTATCTAGGTCTACATATAAAAGTATTTTGTATAAAATAAAACAAGATATATTATATAGAGAACAAATGAATAGTATGTTAATAAATCAATCATCAACTCCTATGTTTTCTTTAAATCACGAGCTTTTTGATTTAATTACTCCTCAAGCATCGTCATCCAGAATAAATAATAGAATGAGTTTTATTATTGATTGGGAGAATGCCACAATCCAAGAAGAACCAACAGCACAACAAACGATAGTAGAAGATGTATTTTAATATATTAATAATAATTATGAATAAAAAAGAATTATACGAAGCTGTTAGTAATTTAGTATATTGAGAAAAACATCTAACAATAGATACTGCATATATTATTTGAGAAACATTTTCATATAATATTATATGAAACTCTATAAAATTAACCATACCACATAAAAATGATATAAGAGAATTTAGAAGACTCATACAAGACAATGAAAGTAAAAGTCCATCATTTAATTGATTAGACTATAATTCGAGCTTAGAGCTTCTTTTTCTTCACTTCCCTTACTGACATACTAATTGAAGTAATTGTATCCTTATAAATGAAAAAAATGATGTTCTAGCTATAAGTTGGAATGGAGAAAATAATACAACTGAAATAATTTCTTGATGATTAAAAAATCCTTGATATATAGTTTTAAATAATAAAAAGAAACTTTCTATTAATATGAAAAGTGATGAGCTAGAAAAATATAGAGAATGGTTGAATAATTTTACTAAATCTTTATCATAAGAAAAGAAAATATTCTTTTGACAAGTTCTTTATTTTTATTACTATAAGAATAGTTATTTATTAATAAATAAAATATGCAATTCACTACAATAAACCATATAAAAAGAAAAGAGCTTTGATTATCTATGAATGAATATGCTATTGCTGATACAATATATTATATATCACATTCTAATAGATTTACAGGGAGTATTAATAAAACATATTTATCTGATTTCTTTTGAATAACTCGTAAAAATATATTACTAATAATTAATAGACTTATTATTAAATGAATATTAGATGAAGACGGCGACAAAACAACTGAATTATGGGAGCTTTGTTATAGAGAAAATATATTAGAGTGAGTCGATTTAACACAGTGAGTCGAAACAACTCAGTTAGTGAGTCGAAACGACACAGCTGAGTGAGTCGAAACGACACACAATAATAATATAATAAATATAAATAATAATACTCTTTCTTCTCCGAAGACAAATAAAAAGAAAAAAGAGAAGATAAAAACTGATTTAAATGACGTTAGTACAGAACAAATAATTGATTGGCGGAATAATCTACCAGTCAAATACTCTCTTATTCCTTTTATATGAAAGAAGGGACTGAAATCTTGGGATTCACTAAATGAACTATGGTTTGCTGAGCGAAATAAATATGACAAGGAAACATTTAATAGAGCTATAATGAATTATTTTGCCGATATAAACAGAAGAGACCAAAGAAACGATTATGCTTCTCATAGATTTTCTCTTTATGCGTGGATAAAACAAACTAACGCTCTGTTAAAATTTAGTAGCTTATAAATTATAAATTATGAATAAATATATAAAAACATTAACATTTTTTATTATAATACAAATTATATTTCACTTATCTATATTTTTTATTACTTGGAATATTAATTTTAATTATTGAACTTGGGATTTACCAATAAGAGCAATGTATTTAATTGTTATAATCATTATAACATTAGTGTCTTGAGCTATATGATTTGAAGAAATATAAAATATTTATTAATAAATTAATATTATGAAATTAAAATGCTTTAGTTGAATTCCAACACTATCATTATCTCTTGATATAAATTGACTCCCTAAAGAGATTTTTATGAGATGGAAAGATAAAAGATATTTTCTTAATTGAAATTATCATATACAATATAATTCCTTTTTATGAGGGTGAATATATAATCATTCTATTAGTTATGTTAAATGAAACTATACATTTATATGTGTTCTTTGAAAAGATTATAAAGAATGTATAGAAAAAATGAAAGATAAATTATATGCTATTTAAGAGATGATAATACACTAGATGATATAAGTGTAGGAAAAGATATAAATACCTCAAATAGGTACATTATTTTAATAAATAAAGGTATATATGAAACAGTTTAAAGAAGAAAATTTAGAAGAATGTATCAATAAGCAATTTGAGTTAAATTGAATTGATAACACATATTCTAAATTACTTTCTTCTGGCGAATGAAAAGAACAATGGTTTACAAAATATAATACAAATAAAGAAATAGAAGATAAATTCAGAGAATGGCTTATAAGTTATTTAATTAAAGAGCTTTCTACTCCTAAAAAAGTAGCAATAAGAAATGCTGAATGGTTTATTCTAAATTGGTGATTTATTATTTAACTAAATAATATATGGAAAAAGATACGTCTCATATAGAAGAATTAGAAAAACAATATAATTGTCCAGAGGATTATTATATGGATATGGATAACTATTCAGATAATTTATATTAGGAAGACTATAGTGATTATATTAAATAATTTTAATAAAATGAAAGAGCAAATAAATTCTATCCCACTTGAACAAATATTATCCACTCTTTGAATTAGATATAAAAAGAATTGAAGAGTTGGGTTTCTTTATCACGAAAATAAATTAACAGATTGATATAGGGCAGATTTTATTAGAGGAATAGTTAGTGATTTCTCTTGAAAATGAAGACCTAGCTGAGACAGAATAAAATTTGTTAGTGAAACATTATGATTAGATTTTCCAAATACACTGCAATGGTTTGTAGATAGATTTAATATTAAAAGAGAAGAAATAATGCAAACAGAGAAAGATATTAAATGAATATGGGACTCATTATGACCAATTACAGACGAGCAGATAGAATATCTAAGAGATAGGGAAATAGTCGTCTCTAAAGATACTCCACGGATAAAAAACTATAATTGAAATTTATGTATTCCTATTCTTTCTACTTGATGACATTACATTTCTTTACAAAGTAGGTCAATAACTAAAAAAGCTTTTTATATAGAGAAAGAAACTAAATGAGACTGATTATTTTTCAACTCTTTAGATGAAACAAAAAAAGCTATAGTGGTTGTTGAATGATTTGCCGACTATCTAAGTTTGAGACAATATACAACTAACGTTGTATGACTAGTTAATGCAAATAATGAAGACCAGATAAGAATGTTAAAAGAATTGAGTGGGAAATATTTAATATATTTAGTGCCAGACAATGATGAGGCGTGAGAAAAATGCTTAAAAATGATTGAAGAAGCTTGAATAAAAGCCTATATTTTCTCTTTAAGAGATTATTGAGTGAAGGATATTAATGAATTATTAACGTCATTTAAAATAGGTGAAGAAGTTATGATTACAATATTCGCCGAAGCAAAAAAGCCAATGACAAATATATGACTAGCAATAGAAAAAGCTAAGGTATATAAGAAATTATATGAACAAAATTGATGACGCTTAGGGGTTAGTTCTGGTTATCCATTAATAGACCAATACACTTGATGATTTATCCGATGAAAAACATATTTGGTTATGGCTTTTTCTAATGTATGAAAGACTCGTTTTGCGTATTCTCTATGTAGAGAACTAATAAAAACAAAAAAGAAAATACATTTCTATAGTTTAGAAATTGATACGTGAATGCTTATTATTGAACTCCTGTCTGCTCTTATGCAAAAAGATAGAGACTACATCATTAAAAACATAAACGAAATCGACACTTCTTATTTAGAACAATATATAGAAATATATGATAATATTCGTTCCATTGAAGCTATAGAATGAAAGATAAAAGCAGACGCCCCAGATATAGCTATAATTGATTTTGTGCAGATAATAGAAGCTAAAGGGTCTGAATATGAGAAGATATCAGATATAGCTCTTAGAATGCAAAAATTAGGCATTATAACGTGAACTACATTAATTAATTTATCACAAGTAAATAATGAAAGTAGATTTGTTGGTGGTGAAAATATGATGCCTAAAGGTTCTTGAGCCTTATTCGCTTCATCAGACGTTATCTTGTCTTTATGGGCAAAGGAATGAGAACGCTATTTAACAATAGCTAAAAACAAATTCTGAAAAGCTGGTACTACGTTTCTTTTAAACGTCGACTATGCTAGTGCTACATTTAATATGGCTGAGGATTTTGAGGGGAATAGTAATTCAACCAAAACTTCTTTTAAGAAAATTTAATTTTAAAACAATAGAAAATGAATACAATATTGATATTTATAATATATGTTATATCTTTAAATCAAATTATTGATTTAATAAAAAAAGAAAATAAAAACATAGTTACATTTTTGTGGTTTCTATGCTTAGTATTATCTGTATATTTTATATGAGTTATTTATTGAATAAAAGATTTTTAAAAAAAGTTTTGACAGGTTCCATTTTTTTAATATAGTTATAATATGCAAAAGAGGAAATATACATTAATTATTTAAAATGACAAATAAGAAAAGAAGAATAGCTATTATTTGTTGACCAAGTTGAAGTGGTAAAACAACAATACAAGAAAAGCTAATTGACACAGAAAGATGGGTTAGACCATTAAACTGTACAACAAGAGAAGCTAGATGAGACTATGAATTAGATGAATATATCTTTTTAACTAAAGAACAATTTTTCTTTAAATTAGATAAATGAGACTTCTTAGAACATACTAACTATTGATGAAATTGGTATTGAATATTAAATTGTTATGAATGAAAAGATGATAGAAATATTATTTTAATATTAGACCCAGTTGGTAGAGAGATGGCTAGTGAGTTCTTTGTAAGAAAATGAATTGAATTTGAAACATATTTCTTAGAAATAACCCCAGAAGAACAGGAAAAAAGAATGATATATAGATGAGATAGAAAGGATGATATAGTAAAAAGGAAAAGAGATTTTAAATGGTTTTTTCCTACTCCGTCCTGTAAAATATTAAGCTGAAATAACCCTGTAGAATGTTTAATAAAATTGATAGACAATGAGTAATAAATTCCTAAAAGACTACAATTTTTGAATAGAAGGAGAAGAAAAGATATTAGAATATCTAATTAAATTATGATATAAGGTACACAGAACGGAAAGCACCGATGTACACGATTTTATTATAACCAATAAGGAGAATATCCCTATACATATAGAGCTTAAAACAAGAAGGTGTACTTCTAGCTTATATGAAGATACACTTATTGGGGCAAATAAATTGTGAGAGGCTCGGAACAAATATTACACCAGTTGAGAAGAAACATTATTTCTATTTCTGTATGAGGACTGACTATTTTATATAAAGCCTCTTGAATATTTACCAAGAAAAGAATATGTACTACAACGCTGGGATAGGTGAATTGATAAGAAGAAAGGCTGGATTTATTTTAAAACCAGTGACTTGATAAATATTTATTAGTTAATTATAAAACAATATGACAATATTAAGCGTGAACGATATAGATGAAGCTACTAATGGTGATGTTACTGTTACAATGAGTCAAGAAAATGCAATTAGAATGTTACATTTTGCTAACTTTGGAAGAGATACTATGAATGCTGTAAATGATATTTATAGAGGTAATAGCCAATGAATGGATTTAAAAATGGATAACCTAGAAGACTTAAAAGAACAATTAGGTGTATCTGGTAAAAAAACTAGCAATCTAGTAGTTGCCTAATTTAACAATTAAACAAGAATAGTAAAAATGAAATATTACCAATTTAGGAAGTGAGCAAAAGAAGACAAGCCTAGTTTTAAAACTAAGGACGAGGAAACAAATAAACTATCTTGAACATTAAAAGGGGTGTTTTACAACGCCCCTAAAGATGTTGTAACAAAAGAATGAAAAAATGTTACAATACCTGCTAATGTTAATATAGTTTTTGAAAATGAACAAAGTGTAGCATTTAGTATTGAATGATGAAAATTATTTAGACAGGCTATGCACAGTATTCTTAATTCTAATATTTGAGAAAATATAGAAATGTACACATTTATTAATAAAGGTTGATTTAAATCAATTTCTATTACTAATTCAGATAAAAAGAAAAAAATAACTACTAAAGACTGAAAAACAATAACAGTGAATGAGGATTATTTTTGGATGACAAAATTTGAGCATCCAGAAGTGGAAGTGATAAATAATAAGAAATGAGAATATGTTTCGTCTGATGACAGTGAAGCTAATGAGTTCTTTATCACAAGGATAAGAGATAAATTTGGGAAGCCAGCTGAGTGAAATTGAGAAGAAATATCTGTAGAAGATATTCCTTTTAGTTAGTTCCTAGATATGAACCAAAACTGTCAGTGTAGAATAATAACCCCTTTTAATATCGGTCGTTTTTATTTTTCACCACTCGCCCATACTCTACTTTTATTAGTTTTGTAAAGGATTAAAATGGTAGGAAATGACCACTACAAATTTCCCCTGTACATATAATGTATGTAGGAGGAAGTAGTTAATTGAATATGGTAACATTCAGTGGGTTAAAACTAATCAATACTGAATGTTATGCGAAAATCCTAGTGGGTTCGTCCCAATACGAGCTAGGTAATAAGCGTAGCACTTTAATACGCTATATAAAAACTAAAGAGCGGAGGCATAGCACACCCGAATAAATAGGATAGCGTCCTAAGGCTATAAAATGACAGACGTAAAGAAAGCCTATCTGTCGGGTGAAGTTATGCCTCTTCTAAAAAAGGCAATTTATGCAGGAAATAGTTTAATCAGTAGAACATAACTCATTGGGAGTTAAGGTGTGGTGCAAATCCATAATCCTGCAAATAAAATTTATTTAAGTAGTTAATTATAAATGAAAGTTTGTTATAGTTGTAAAAATAGTAAAGACTTATCTGAATTTTGAATACATAGTAGAAATAATGATGGATTACAAAATAAATGTAAGGATTGTAAAAGAATTTATGATAATAATTATCATAAAAATAGGACAAAAATACAGAAAGATACTAAATATAATAAACAGAGACTTAGAATAAAGAAGTTTATGTCAGATATAAATAGTTTAAAATTATCAAAATGATGTAAAGATTGTGGTTATAATGAAAATCCAGCCGCATTACAATTTGACCATATGTGATGAAAAATATATAATGTATCAGAATTAGTATGAAGATGATATTCTGAAACTTTAATATATCAAGAAATAGCTAAATGTGAAATAAGATGTGCAAATTGTCATTTTATTAAAACTAGTATTGATTTTAATTGGTATAATTAATTTTCTGTGAGTAGTGAAATTGGTTATCACTCGCTCCCTGGAAGGGTGGATTTTGAGTTCAAATCTCAACTCGCAGACCAAAGGATGAATGTCAGAGTGGTTTATTGTTCAGCTTTGCTAAAGCTGTGTAGCAGAAATGTTGCCGTTGGTTCAAATCCAACTTCATCCTCCATCTCCATATGGTGAAATTAGTAGACACGCCAGTCTTAGAAACTGGTTGCCCGATAGGGCGGTGAGGGTGCAACTCCTTCTATGGAGACCAGGTTCTGTGTTCCTAGCGGTCGACTGTAAATCGATTGGTATAAAATAAGTTAGGAGGCTACCGATTAGTTCAATTCTAACACAGTACACCAAACAATACAGAAAGGCAAAAGCAGTCTCACTAGCTCTTTTAGTTTGACAACTGTGAATTATATTATTATTAAATATTTATGAGTGTAATGATAAACTGACAAATAAAAAGAATAATAAAATGACGGGAAAGAAAAATAAAGAAATGGAAATGTAATAGAAAGAAAATAAATAATTATTATAAAGAATTATGACAATAAAATATATAGAAATAATGGGAGATTACGATGGTGTGTTGTTTGAATATGATGATGAGATAGATAAGTATACAAATCGTTTCACTTGAAACGAATTCAAAACATATAAGCAATATCCTGATTATTCACTTACATATCAATTTGATAATGAATGAAAACTAAATGGATATAGTAAATATAATGCTGAATGACTTACAATGGCGGACGATTTATCTAAAACAGAAAACAATTTATGGGGAACTAGATGAGAAAATGGAAAATGAGAGATGGTTTTCGTTCCTCTTAAAGACTTATCTGTTCCACACATAAAGAATATATTAATGAATGTATCTAGTATAAAAACAGAATATAAATCTTATTTTTTAGAAAGACTGGAAAGTGTAATTAACATAAAAACAAATGAATAAATGCCTTACTTGTGGAGAAAATATATGATATTTTAGCCCTAATAAACAATATTGTTGTGTAGCTTGTGAACAGAATGCTTCTAAAAATCCACCCTCTATTGAGGATTTATTTTGAAACCTTTTTAAAAAATGAAAATATTAGTACTGGGCGATATCCATTGACTAAATGTATGGAAAAAACTTATAGAAGAACATAAGCCAGATAAGACTATTTTCTTATGAGATTATGTAGATAGTTTCATTGCACCAGACAGTGATATTTTTAATAATTTAAATGAAATTATTGATTATAAGAAAGCTCATAAAGAAGACGTAGTTCTTCTCTTATGAAACCACGACATAAGTTATATATACGAATGACATTGATGTAGTGGAAATAGAACTAGTATGAAACCAATATTAAAACTAATATTTAGCGATAATCTATCGCTATTTAAAATATGTCATCAAGAATGAAAATATCTATTTAGTCACGCTTGATTTACTGAGAAATGGGAAGATTATGTATTTGATAATATTGATGTATTTTGAATAACAGAGTATGAAGATTATAATAGATTATTACAGACACATAATAGAGAAATGCTATTTATGTGTTGAGCTAGTAGATGATGACGCGATGAATGTAGTTGACCACTATGGACAGATAAAAAAGAATTAGAAGAAGAACCTACATATATGTTTTTAACACAAGTGGTTGGACATACTCACGTTAATACAATAGAATATATAGAATGAGTTATATTTTGTGATAATTTAGAATACGGCGACTGAATACCATTAATATTAAATATAGATAAATAATGCTTCCAGAATGATATAAAAAAGGTATCCCTAGAGTGTCTGATATAGTTTCATATCAATACCCATTTGATGAAAATTCAGAAGCAAGATTTGTTTCTTGGTTGGAATGAAAAGGGATAAAACAGAAAGATTATATGAATATTGCCACCACACGGTGAACGGAAATTCATCTAACTATGGAACATTATATGTGTTGAACTGAATATGTTTCTCCTTTATATGAATATATAAATAATGAAATTGATTGATGAAAACAATGGATAGATGAGCTTAAAATAACATATAAATTAAAATAAATGACTATACACTGAATGCGGAAAACTAGATTTTTTAAAATTTGGCAAGTAATGAATAAAAGAGTTAAATGACAATCTAAATACGATATAAAACATTATTCTCATCTGACAATATGTAATGAATGGAAAAGTTTTTTAAAATTCAAAGATGATATGTATATAGATTATTTATTTCACGTTTTAAATTTTTGAGAAATAGATACATCTATAGATAGAATAGATAATACAAAATGATATTATAAAGAAAACTGTAGATGGGTTACTAAATGAGAACAGATGAGAAATACTAGTAAAACAATTCATTTCACATATAATTGAAAAACTCAATGTCTAAAAGATTGGTGTATTGAATTATGAAAAGATTATAAAAGAACCCACCAAAGATATAAGAAATTATGACGGAGTATAGAAAGAAGTTTAGAATTAAATATATAATATATGTGGGAAGTTAAAACAGAGGTTTATTTTAAAGATAAAAACGATTTATTTCAATGAACTTGTGATATAGTGCTAATAAATGAAGAAGAAAAAAAAGCTATTCTATTTGATTTAAAATCGTGGGAAATAACAAAGAAAGCTTTCTGATTAGAACAAAAACTTAATAAGAATGGCTCCCCACCTAAACCAACAGAGAAACTAAAAAAACTTGCTTTACAACTGTCGCTATATGCTAGAATATTAGAACAAATGTGATATGAAATAATGTGATTATATTGAGTGTGGTTACACGACAGTTGATGTTATGAATACGAAGTGGGGAGATGGACAGATGAAGAATTAGACGCTCTTCTTTCTTCTTTCTTTATAAGAAATACAGAAATACCACCAAATTTTACTATTTTAATTAAGAATATGTCAAGAATAGAAATACAGACAGTGATACCAGAACAACTATATTCAAAAGCCTCTATAATTTTAGAAGAAAATGATTTAGAATGAAAAACATATGAAGAGAAAATAGATGAAGCAATTAGATTACAAAAATATCTTATTAAACAATATACAGAATGAAACTTATAAAAAGAATATGAGAAATGTGAAATACTAAAGAAGCCTTTATCACTTATTGTAATATTAAAAATAATGTATATCATTTTTTAGATGTAAATATAAATATTCTTTCTTTTCAATTTAATTTTTGAATTACAAGGTATAATGAGAAAAAGCACAATAGAACGTTATAATGAAAGCTTAAAGGAAGAGAAAAATATTAAAAACAATTTTCCTTCTTTATTATGAAAAAAGGTGTGGTTTATTTGAACTAACTCTGCTATGTCATTATATGAATGAATTATTATTGATGATGAGCCGAGAGAATGATTTATAAATATAGACGCTATATCTTTAGATATAAGAAACCCATTTAAATGAATAATGTATGTTGATATAAATAGAATTAAAATAAATAAATAATGGAAATAAATAATAAATATACATTTTGACAAACTATTAAAATTGGGGGAAATGAATATATTATATTCGCCATTATAGCTTCCATACATTGAACAGTGAAGTATCAGTTATGGAATATAAAAGATAATACATATGATACATTTGATGAATGGCAATTAGAATGTGTAGAAGAAAAAACTCTTATTTGATTTGATTTAGATAGAAATGAAAAAGAAAACGAAACCGTTTGATGAGAATTTAACGAAAGCTGAATTTAAGGCTAGAATAATATGAGCATTAAGAAATGTTAGTAGATTTTGGAAACCAAAAAGTGAAGCAATAGCAAGAGCTAGAGTGAGTAGAGGGCAATATAAATGTGAACTGTGTTGAAAGATTTGACCAGCTTCTCTTCCTCCTTTATCTGGTAAAAAAAGAAAAAGACATAATATAAATGCAGACCATATTATTCCCATTGTATGACCAGAATGATTTACGTCTTATGATGAATGGATAAGAAGATGCTTCGTTCCAGCTAGTGGCTTTCAAGCTATATGTTGGGAGTGTCATTCTAAAATTACTAAAGAAGAGAATGAGGAAAGAAGAAAAAATAAATTATTAAATAAATAATATGAGCAAACATCATAATATAGCTAAAGACTGTTGAGGAGAAAATATAGAAAGTAATTACACTGAGCTTACACAAGAACAGCATAGAAGACTACATATGTTATTTAACACTATGCCTCCTCATATGATGATTGAATACATATTAAAAATATGATGTGAGCCAATAAAGGAAGAAATAAAAGAGGAAATAATGAAAATTATCGACATACCTTCTCCTGAAAATCTATACAAACCAAAAACAATAAAAACAATAGAAAGATTTAAAGCAATGTGTTTTAAATATTTACGGATAAAATATATAAAAATATAATTAATAAAATATGAAAAAGATTATTTGTAAAATATTATGACATAATTTGTCTGGTAGTTGGAATAGTATTACAAGACTAAATCCAAATACACTAAAACCTTCATATGTTGAATATTATGTTTTTTGTAAAAGGTGTGGGGAAAAAGAAATTTTAAAGAGAGCATAAAAACATAATATTAAAAATAAAATTAAGTAAATTAATTATGAGTGAAATAAAAACAACACAAGAAAACTTCCATATAATACAAGATGACTTAAACGCATTAAATGTTAAGGGTAGATTAATGACTAAATGAGTTAATAGAGAAATATTAGAGAGAATAATTCCTTTATATGAAAAAGCTATACATCACATAATTTATCCTTTAATAGTTGAATAAATAATGGAAGAAAAAAAAGAACTAACTAATGCTGATAGACAGCCTTGTGAAATTTATACCAGAGTTATGGGATATATGAGAAATGTAAATAATTTCAATGTATGAAAGAAAGCTGAATTTTATTGAAGAGTTTATTTTGACCAGAATAAATCAGCTAATAGTAAATTTATAGAAGATTTTACACCTAATCCAAAACTAGAAGAAATAGAGAAAAAAGAAACAGAGAAAGTGTTTTGTTCTGTGTGTAAAAAAGAACTGGGAGAGAGAAATACTGTAATGATGTTTGACGATGATGGTAATGTAACATATTATTGCTCTCCTTGTAGGAATGCTCTGTAATATATGTTATTTTGCGTTTTAAGCAACGCTATATAGCTTTAGCTATGTTATATCGGAAAATAATTTTAAATTGCTTGTACAACAAAAAAAGACTAGAAAATATGTAAAAATTACATTTTTTTCTAGTCTTTTTTTGTTTATGTTAATAAATTTATTCTCATAATGTTTTTATAGCTCATTGTGTATATTGTATAGGTTTCTTTCAAATAAATGTAGAAATAAAATCTATAAGTCATTGAACCTCACCTTCACTCATTCCTTTAATTGATTTACTAATATTATCCACTAATGAGTCAGCCATTGTTAATGTTCAGAAATTTACTATTCAACTAGCCTTTGCTCATATAGGACTATTACCTACTGTTAAATCATAAGCTCATTCCAAAGAAAATATCTGTTGTACTAAGTCTCAATTTTTATCTGGGTCGTAGTTTGTAAATCATATTCAATACAGAGCTTTAGCAACGGCATAAACTATTCAAGCTTGTGCTAAATTACTAGCTGTATATATTCATATGGTTTTTAATCCTCTAGTGCTATCGCTACGTTTAAATGCACTTAATGTAGTATATTTAATTGTTTGCCATTCATTAATTTTAGTAGACATAAGTTTAAATAATATTTGTCACATTAAATTATTCATTAATGGTGGAACATTCACTTTATTAGTTGTACCTGCAATTTTATCAGACATAACATCAGCATATTTAATAGCCTCTTCTTTATTGAAGTTTCAATCAAATTTAAATCAATTCTTTTCCATCCATTCTCTATATGTAGTAATCCATATAGAAGCATATGTTTTTTCATCAACTATTCTCATAGCATATAATGCTATTTCATTATATTTTCTTAACACTTCTTTACTTTTTCAGATAAAGTTGGTATCATATGTTTTTTCTAATATATCATTAAACATAAAGTTATCTCATTTTCTACTTCTAATAGACGTAGAAGCTTGTTCTGCTTTTTCTATTAATGATGAGTCATTTAAAATATCAGAAAGTGTTCTTAATGTTCTTCTAGTTCACATTACAGCCATACCGTGCATTAATGAAAGAGGTTGTTGCAATATAGCAGAAGGACTAAATCATAGAGTATTAGCTGTATATTGGTTTAATACTCAGCTCACCACTCTCTCTACTCAACTCATTTTAACACTTCATCCTTTACTTATTTTTTGTATATATTCAGTTATAAGTTTATCAGTAGATTTATTCATACTTTTTCTAACTCATCATTCTATATTAGTAATATACATTTCTTCTGGTAATAATGATGAAACGTTTTCTTCTCACATTTTATCCGTTATCTTCCATTCTCCACTCTCTAATAAAGAAAGACGTTGTTCCTTAGATATATTCTTAAATTTATATTGTTTCCCAATATGAGTTTGTACCATATCTTCAAATGAGTCACGTAAGAATGATTGCATTAAACTACTACGGTCTCACCATAATAAAGTTTTAATTGGGTCAACATTATAATCTATTCATAATCATTTAGTTGTACTTACTAATTCATTAGCTGAGCTATTATCTAAACTAGCTCTTGTTAAATAACTAGGTTCATCAAATTGCATTTCATTAATAGATTTTTCAGCCATTGCTTTGAAGTAATCTTGCCTCTTTATCATAAGTATTCAATCGTGTCTATTTGTAACACTTTGGTGCATACTAAATAGCTTGTCGTGAAATTCATTCCACATAGCTTTAGTATTAGACCAAGTAACATCACTTTCCATTCTTTCTAAATACTCTCATAATTTAGTATTTTTGAATTTATTCCAACTATCGTCATTCATCCATTCTGGTTGTTTTCCTATTTTACTTTCTCTTTTTATTAGATATTCTTTCTTAAGAGCAGGAGAGTTTTCAATTCTATCTAGTCAAACATAAATATTCTTTTTACTATTATCTATTTGTCTTGCTAACATAGCTAGTCACCATTCGTTCATCTCTGGTCATAATTTATCAACTATTAATTGAGCTAATGGTTTTTGATATTTTTCTATCCAGTTATTCATTTTATTAGAAGCTCTTACTGGATTTGCATTATATATTTCAACTCATTTACTCATTTTTCATTCAGAAGTATGTCAGAATATTTTTCATAAAGTGTTATACATAAATGTAGAAGCGTTTTCCCAGTTTCACATATACCCTTTAAGCTTCTCTATTGTATTTCACTTATCCGTTATATCATCAGTACCTACTAAATTAGTTATTCATTCTTCTTTTATTATACGTTGATATTCAGTAAGTTCTTTTGCTCTTTTTATTTGAGCATCTTTTGCTATTTCTCTACTCTTACTTTTTAAGTCTCTTATATTATATAATAACTGATTAAGCTGGTCTATATTAATATATCAAGCTTTATTTTTCCTCCATATGCTTTTTATTTCTAATAACATTCCTTCTATTTCTGGAGTAATAGCCATACGTACAGTTTTACTTGTAGATTTTTTAGAATGCACAGCTCTATTTAATTCTTTAGTTATTCTATTTTGTAGTCATTTAGTGTGAGACAAAGCCACAGCTTTATCAAGTTTTTCAAATTGAGCTTTAAGTTGGTCTACAGTAGTTATTACATTCCAAGATTTATTTTTAACAATAGAAGCGACTGCTTTATCTATATTTCATAAAATAATTCAGTTTCTAGCAAGGGTTTTAAACTCTTTTATTCTTTCGCTTTTTATTTCTCAAAATTGTTTATATTTAAGTCTCACTTCTAAAAGAAGAGCTTCTTTTTTATCTAAAGCATTTTTAGTAGACAGAGAAAGTTTTTCTAAATTATTTTTATATTTTGCTTTAATTATATTTATTTGCTTTTCAAAAGAATTAATTATTCTATTCTTTTCTAAAGAAAAGTTAGTCTTTTCCACAACTCTTTCAACTATATCTTTTGGAATATTTTTAAATATATAATTAGTATCTGATATTCCTTTAATTTTAAATGGTTTAAAACTAGATGAATTAATTAAATCGTCAGAAACTATATTATTAATTTTATCGGCTATTTTAGTTAATTCTTTTATTGTATTGCTTTTAATTAATTCTTCTGTAAATCATAATTTATATCTATCATTAATTTTTTTAATTATAACCTTAAATTTATTTATATCATTAACATCTGTTTTGCTCACCACTCATCATTCTCTAGTTGTTGGATTAAACAAATCATCTAGCTTTCATTTTTTAGCTAAATCATTTAATTTATTCATTTCTATTATATCACCCTCTTTTAATATTTCTATCATATCAAAAGATTTAGCATCAAAACTATCTATAGCTTCTATTTTGTGGTGGTATAATCCCCCTCTTTTACTAATTGTTTCTTCTTCTGTAAATCACAACATCTTATTAAGTTCTTCTCATTTCTTAGTAAGTGAATAAGAATATTGGTCTCACTGTTGAACTTGTTTCAACACTCAAGAGTCTCTTAATTCAGTTAATGGTTTTCTTTTAAATGGATTTTCTTCACTATCAAATTTATATTCTTTAATTCAATCATTTGTATATTCTTTACTATTTGGTTTATTATCTTTATATAAATTATATAGTTTTTCTAAATCGCTATCCTTAAATAATTCTTTCTTATAAGCTATAGCATTATTGATTGCTTGTTGGTCTCATTTAAACGCCCTTTTAATAGCAGTATTAATTTTAGGGCTTTCAATAGGGCTAATTATTAATCAATATTTATCTTTATATCAACCAAGCTCTTCTATCTTTTTTATATCTTCTATTGTTTTTCTAAGATTTAATGGAGATTTTTCTGGGTTTTTATAATATTCAATTTCTTTATTTTTATTTATTATATTATCAATTTCAGATAATATTTGTTCATCAGCTTTTTCTTTTATCGTTGAAGAAGAATGAATATCATTCCACCTCTCAGTAAAATAATTTGTGTCTTTCACTCACAAATTTGTTAGCTCTTTTTTAGTTTGTATTAAATCAGTTTTGGATAAGTCTCAATTACTTATTTTATTATGGAAATCATCCATTATTCATTTAGCTTGTTGTATTTTTATATCTTTATTATATAAATTAGTAAACTCTGATTTACCAATTTCGTCTAACATATTAGCTTCAACTAATTTTCTTGTTTCATTTATTTTTTTTATTTTACTAGCTTTTGATAATCAGAATGCCTTGATAAATCACACCTCTCAAATTTCTCACGTAAGTATATTAGTTACTCATTCAGATAAAAGAGAAGAGTATCTATTCTCTAATCAAGCACTTTCTCATAATTTAGTTCATATATTTTGTACTCATTCAAAAGTTTCTCATATAGTCCTTAATCATTCACTAAATATTCCTTTATCAGTTTGTTCTTCTCATTTACTTATTCAAGAGAATAATCAAGAAAGAGGACTTAATACAGCTCTTGTACCTGCTCATATTGCCGTAGGAAGTGTTTTTCAATAGAACTGTGTATCAGTTAAGTTTCAAGAATACATAGGTCATTTAACAGGAGTAAATATTCCTTGTAATGGATTTCATCAAGTATCTTGCGCTGTAGTATTTAAATCATTTCATATTGTATCCCATATATCAGAAAAATCACCTGTCACCCTTTCTCAGTAAGACTGATAAGCTCTACTAGTATTTATTTCCTCTATTTTATTTTGAAGTTGTTTCTCCATATTATATGGGTCTCATAAATTAGCTTCTGGTCTTAAATACCCTCAACTAAAAAGAGATGAAAATCTTACATCTGCCATATTAATTTATTTATTAAATAAAAGGAGCGAATATTATTCGCCCCTTAGTTTTTAAAGATAAAAGTCTCATATAGTTTGGTCTATATAAAATTTTCATTTTTTCTCATCATATTGTATTCATTTTGATTTTAGCATTGGAGCTAAATATCTTCTTCTAATCTCTTTCATTGTTTCTACATCTCATTTTGTATCTGCTGTAGTTATTGAGTCTTCAATAGAAGATATAATACTTTTTATTTTTTCCACATCTCTATTCTGGTCTCAAAAAGTTTTAGTATTCAAATCTTGTTTACTTCAACCTCTTAAAGCATTCATTGGATTTAATGCAGTGAGTGTTCTATCTGCTATAGATTTAATTCAAGAAACGTATCATTTTAAATCATTAATTTCTGGCTTAAAAGCTACCAAATCTTTTTCTAATAAATCAATATCAAGCTTGTCTCAACTTTTAACTTTTTCTTTTAATTTTGTAATATTAGTTTCACTTTCTTTAGCTTTATTAATTTCAGCTTTTTGTCTGTTTCCTTCTATTGTTGAATTTATAACATTCATAAGCTGAGTTTTACCCTCGTCTCATTTATAATTATTAACATTATCAACTCAATTAGCTAATGCAATTTGTCTTAATTGACTAATAGATTTAGTAGATAAATCTTCTGTAGTAGGTGCTGTTTTATTTGTAACTGAACCTGTCCATCATTCGTGCTTAGCCATAGCTGTAGCAAGTTCTGCTTCTCTTCATTTTAAACTACCTATTGGTGCATCTACGCTTATTCATAATGCTTTAGCAACTATAGCTGAATAACTATTAGGATTGTTACCATCTCAAGCAGGAGCATAAACGCTTATTAAATCTTTAAGTGTTTTTATTTGTCAAGAATATCTGCTTCATCAATTTACTTTTGCTGAAACATCTTTAACCATAGCATTAAATCATTCTTCTGGCGTATTGAATATTCCAAATCATCCAGAGTCTTTTCAATTAGTACCTTCCACTCTTAAATTTCAAGGATTATTATTTCTATCAGCTCTAGTATTTCAAGGTCAAGCAGTGATGTTAAAGTCTGTACCATATTCTTGATTTAATTCAAAGTTAGTAGTAGATTGTTGATAATCAAATTTATCTCTTTCAAGTTGTAATTTTTCAGCGTCTAAATTTTCTTTAGCTTTTTTCTCTTCTATAGCTTTTTGTATTTCTGGATTTGTTTTCTTTTCATTAGCTATAACATAATTAATAGAAGCTGTTAAGTCTCTTCATTGACTCATTTGCTCTTTCACCTTTGCTATTAAGCTATTCATATTATTAGGAAAATAATCAGTTCAAACCAGCTTATCCAGTTCTCATCTAATTGTCTTACTTATTCATTCATTCATTTTAGCTTTAATAAATCATTGTGGTTGTCATAATTCAGTTTCCATTTGACTTATTTGTTCTGGTGTCATTCTATTTAAATTACCACTAGTTAATTGTCATTCTAATGCTGTCATTTTTTCAGTCTTTATTCTTTCTGAATTAAGTCTAATATTTTCTGCATTCTTTACAGCCTCATCAGCTAATGTTTGTTGGTCTGCTTTGAATTGTTTTTCTAAATCAGAAACAGTTTTTCTAAATTCATCAGCAGTAGTTTTCTTTTCCTTTAACACTTCTTCACTAGTTTTTATTTTATTCAGTGTTAAGCTATTTATTCTATTAATAGCATCTTCTTTATATTTAGCCATTAAATCATTATATTTATTAATGTTATCATTAATAAGAGTTGAATAATCATTTTTAGCTTTTATAATATCTTTTTCAATACTAGTTTGATTTTTAACTAAATCACTTTGAGCTTTAGCTAAAGAATATGCTCAATTCTGAGCAATTTGTGTAGCCTGTTCTATAGCTCATCAACTAAAAGAAAGACCAAGTTTATTAAATGCCCAAGCACTTTTTTGTTGTAAAATGTTATTATTTATTTCTTGGTTCTTTATATTTTGTTCATCTGTTAATTTTTGTTGAGCCTTAGAAGCTTCTAAATCATTTACAGAAGCAATTTTTTCATCTAACAGTTGTTGATTTTGTTGGTCAACTATACTCTTAGCTCTAGCCTCTTCTGCTTTTTGTAAAGCATCTATTTGTTTATTAGTATCTTCTTGTGCTTTTATTTGTTCATCTTTTGCTTTTTGAATATCAGCTAAATATTTTGCATTATCATTAGCCTGTGCAACAATATCAGCATTCTTATTGCTATTTAAATCATTTTGCTGACTAGTAATAACAGCTTTTTGTCAAGCTAATGCTGTAGCAGTTGCATCTGGTTGTCATCAAGAAGATGCTTCTCAAGGTGTGGTTGAAACGGTTGCCCCGCTTACAACAGGAGCTCCATTTGTAGGAGCTCAAGCATTTGTTGTTGTAGAAGATGTATTAGTATAACTCTGTCAATTAATAACATTATTAATATTACTAGAAGGAGAATTTGTAGGAGAATTTCAATTTACTATTGAGTTATTTGCTGTATCAGCTGTTGGTACAATATTTGTGTTAGTTGATTGTTGGTCATTAACTCAAGGTATTTTATAAATGTTTTGCATATTTTTATTATTTTATAAGTTAATTAATAGTAGTTGGAATAACTATTATCTGGCGACCAAGTGAAGCCAACTTCTGATATATTTATTTTTCAGTCTCAATCATCAGACATAAGCTTATATTGAAGCTTTTGTATTCCTTGTTCATATAAGTCTATTTTTTCTCATATAATTCACGGTCAAGATATTATTCTTTGTGTCGGAGTTATTTCATTTCAAATAACGACATTCTCTCAATCTTTTAGAAGCTCTATAGATAATGTCTTTTCTCCCTCTATATCTCAAGAAACATAGAAGCTTCAAAGTTTCTTATATTCTATATCGCTAGTTAGTTTAAGTTCTCAGCTTAAATATTCTCATTGCTTTAATATATTTAAAGCGTTTGATTTATATATGTTTCATTCAGTGTCTCAGTAGTATCAGCTAGTAGAAATAATAATATTATCATATTCATCTTTTTCATACCACCCTCAACTTATTACATTATATACATAAGTTTTATTAGGAAGAGCATATCAATAAGAAGCTGTAGGATATAGTTTATAAATATCAGTTGCGTTCTCATCTGGAAAACTAAGCTCTAAATAAGGATAGGAATAATTTACATTTATTAGTTTTGAATATATTATGCTAGTGGTGTCATCTGGTATATTTCTTAATATAGGTTCTATATCTTTTGATATATTATTATCTCTTAATCAAGTATAATTTTGTTCTTGTTGTAATACTCTCATTGCTCTATTCTTATAATCAAAATAGAAAGTATTTTGTCATCAAGTGGCAATAGATAAATTTGACATACAACCATTACTTGTAACCTTATCAAATAAGAAATTAAATGTCCATTCAACTGTACCAGTTATTATATTCTTCTTCTCTGCGTCATATTCTTTATTACTAAGCCATATTTCTCAGTCTTTAAATACATATAATCAATTTTCACTTATTATCATTCACGTAATTACTCAAGTGTTACCAGAAGAAACTGATTGATTATTTGAATTATATCAACTAAATACTATTATATTTTCTGGAGTTATTAAATCAGCGGTTTTACTAAATACAATTCCATCTTGTCAATCATATCATCATAATATTATTTTTCATTTATATATTACTCATACAGTTGGATTTCCAACTCATATAGTAGTTGATAAATTAGTAACGGTTCCTGTAAGTCAAATAAATATAGTACTAGTTCATTTTTGAGAAACTAATAATAATCAATAAGGAGATTTATATAAACTATATAAATATCCTTCCTGTAATCATAATGAATTATTTGTAATTGTCATTGGAAATGTATATCAACTAGTATTAATAGTTGATGTGTAAGCTTGCGTTGTTACATTAGAGTAAAGAGAGTTTTCTGTTGCATCAGAATAATGATTAATAGTAGAAACTGACATACTACTATAGTCTGATTTTTTTAAATATAAATTAGTATTATATCATATATAATATCAAGCTGAATAATTACTACTATTCCAAACAGTATCATATCAACTACTTTTCCAATATTCCACACTACTTAATTCTGGTGGTATTACTGTTGTAACATTAATAGAATAAATAGCTGACCTATAACCACTTCAAGCTCTAAATGTAACAAATTCTGATTGTATTCAATCTCATCAAGCATTATAAGGGGCATTAAGAAGTGTTGAATATACATCTCATTTAATTAATGTTATTGGTGAAGAAAATGTAGCTACATTTCAAACGAATGTTGCTGTTCATATAGTTGTTCATCAAATTGTTTTTAATGTTACTAATGTTGAAGTATTTGTTGATAATTTAGTTATTGAATTTATTTTTATATGTGAATTTGCTGTAAATTCAGAATATCAATTATATTGACTACTATCATTAAATCAAGAAACTGCATCTGTAGTAAATCATTGTAAATCTCTACCTATTAAGCTTCAATAGAAGTTTGTTGTATTAGTTCAAGTAGACCTATAAACAATTCAATTAATAGATGTGTCTGTATATGACCAACTTCTTCCACTTCACATACTTTGATTATTATAAGAAATTCAATAAGTATATGTTGTCATATTAGTAACTGTTATAGTTACCATAGTTGTATCATCTCTTGTTATAAGAAGTCAAGAAGATAGGTATTGTGTATAATATCAACTTGGTAATTGACTCACTATATATGTTTTTACATCAGAAAAATTTGTATATACTCACGGAAGAATGTTTATTGTAGTTGTATCAATAACTACATCTGCTTTCATACTTACATCCCACGTTGTTGGATTTTCCACCACCTTTCATAATGAATAATTACTAACAGTAAATGAAGTTCAGGCATTATTCACTATATGATAATTTCAAGCAGTAGGTTGTGTAATTGTATATCAAGCTCAAAACCAAGTTTGAAGAGTTGTTAATAGTGTAGCTTTAGCTGTAGTTTCATTTGAAAATGGTCATATTTTAGTTATGTATTTTATTCAATCTACATCAAGTCAAAACACATATCAATCTATTGTTGTAACAGATAAGTTATATGTTCAACTATATAAAATATTTCAATTTTTATATATATTATTATTTTTAATATAATACAAATCATTACCATCTTTTGTAAGTCATTGAATACTACTACCATTTCAAGCATATATTAATTTCTTTCATTTAGTTGTTACTAATTTATTTCATTCTATATTCCAATTATTACAAACTAAACATTGTTCATCTCATATCTTTGAACTGTAGTCTGTTAGATTTAATCATTTAGTTAAGTCTCTTATTTTATAGTCTTTAAATCATTGTTTTCTTGCCATATTATTTTTTTATAATCAACTAAGTGGTCAATTAAAACTATTCATAGTTGTTACCCTTTTTGAATGTCTTAATAGGTATGCTATATATTTTCTTTTTAATTCTGTATATTGTTGTTTTATTTCTGCTCTTCTTACATCTTCTCTACCTATCATCATATTATATCAAGCATATAAAGAAAGAATTGAAGAATAAGTGTAGTCTATATCTATTATATCAGTAGGAAGTGTTAGTCTATCATTTTTAGAAGTGTAATGACACACTATTTGTGCTTCATCACTCCACGAAATGAATAAATAACCATCTTTTATTAAATATGTTCAATACTTATTTCATATTCAAAAGTCTTCACTTGACATTCTTGTATATCTATCTCAATTTAGCGTTAGATATGATATTTCCTTAACAGAGTCTGGAATTTTATAACCAACTAATACTATGTCTCAATTATTTGGCGTAGTAGTAAGTCAGTCTGGAAGTGTAAACGCCGAAGTTGTTCTAGTAGTAAAACTAGTAATAAATCAGTTTATCATTAATTTACCAACTCTTGGTGTGTAGTTACTTATTAGTTCCTGCACAGGAAGTACATCTCATCTATAAAATTCTCAATATTTATAACTATTTCCACTAGTAAAGCTATATGTAGAAACAATTCTATTGTCTAAGTTTCTATTAAGTTCTGAAAAATAACATTCATTAAAAAGTTTTATTGCAGTAGCTTGTTTATAGGAATTATTAAAAGCACTTATTCATAGTACATCTAATGTTTCTAAAAGCGCATTTGAAACTAAAAAGTCAGCTCAAGCTGTGTATGTTATATTATCTGTAAAATAATAATCCAACACTGGTGGTTCTTCTCATTCTGGAATTGCATCAGTAAGCGTTATTATTCTTCATACAGACGTGAATGCTGTATACTCAGCTCATCAAATTCATAAATAAACTGTTGATGATATTGTATATTGACTTGTATAAACTTTATTTATTCAATCAACCTTTCATTGTAATATTTCTCAATATATTAAATCCATATTAATTATTTATTAAATTTTAAAATAATCAACTGATACTATTGAGTCAGTTGGTGGAGCTTCGTTTAATGTAAATGTATTTGTTCATATATAATCTAATGTTCTATAAGGAACTCATCAAACATATACATCATCAATTTTATTAATATTAAATTCTGTAGTAAATAATTTATTAATTCAATTTATTTCTCATATAGGAGTTTCATCATATATATATTTATCTGCGTCAGACATATGTTTATATAGTTAGTAAATAGGCTTAATTGAAGAGAGAATAGTTTTTCCTTTAGTTATATCAGAAAATATATTCTCACCTCTTAAAGCTCATTTAAATAGTATTTATATTAAATAAATACTAAAGTTTATTTTTCTTTTTATTGTTATTTGCTATTTTAACTCAATCTCTTCTATTAGCCTTTCTGCTAATTATTTTTATATTTCATTTAGTTGTTTTTCATCATTTTGAAAGTTGTTTAACGTGATGAGCTTCACGGGGGTCTCATTTCTTTAATCAAGAAAGTTTTCTACCCTTATTTTGTTCAGTACGCTTTTTAATTGCTTTTGGATTTCACCAAAACTTTTGATAGTTTTTCTTGTTGTAAGCCTTACTATTTGTACTCATATTATTTATATTGTTTAATAAAATCTTTTAGTTCATATTCTTGTATATATGGTATTTTAAAATTGTATAGTTTTCTTTCTTGAGCTATTGATATAAGCTTAAGTTTAAGTTTTTCTTCTCAAGAAATAGTTCTTATAGTTGGATAGTAGAAACCTTTTTCAAAGGCATATGATAAATTATCTAAAGATAGTCTGCTTCTAAATCAACCTAAACTTTCAACCACTTCTCATCTTTTCCAATAATGGAAATGTCCATTGTCTTTATAAGAAGAAAAAGCATTTATGTCCTCTTTAGTTATTTCTCAATCCTCTGCATTCTTTTTATATAATGTAGTAGCTTTTTTAAATCATAATATATATCATCTTTTATTTGTAATCTTATCCACTGTAGTTTTTTCTATTTTAAGACTTATTCAATAACGAATGTTTATATATTTAATTGCTATTGGATATATTACATCTGCAACAGCTCATCACAATCTAAAAAATACTCATAGTCTTTCTAAATATATTAATAATTTAAGTATTAAATTTATTGGTATTATAACTCAGTAGTCATATTTAAATAGGTTTAATAAGGCATATATAGAACAAGCATAGTAGGTGTCTTTTTGTAGTAATTGGTTGTATTCATTATTCATTATCAATGTAATTAAAAGATAGGTTTCATCATTCCCTAACAGATAGATAGAAAACAAAAGCAACTGTATATAAAAATATTTCTTTAAATATATTAACATTAAGTTCTTCTAAGTCTCTACATATAAAGAAAAAGAATTTATTATCACAAGCAAAGCGTCTTTTTTCATCTCATCATTTTTGATAACATCTATCGTGTTTTGCGCAACTTGCTTGAATGAAATGAGGAGAAAGAATATCAAGACATTTGTTTAATATCCACGTTAATATTCTCTTATATATTGTCCATTCTTTCTTTATTTGTGGTCAACAATCTCACATACTCCGTATATATTAATATTTAATAAATCATATTAAGAATGAAGCAATAGCGGAAACAGCAATAACTATTCAACTCACCTTTGCTATTAATAGTTTCATATCTATATTCGCCACTTTCAATATTTCTATTTCTTTTTTATTTGTCTCAACATCAACTTTAGTTGCAAAATCATTTCTTATTTCTTTAAATTCAACTCTAAATTCTTTTAACATTTCCTTTATTTCGTGCACGTCAGTTGTCATATTAATAAGATTAGTTGATATAGTAGCTATGTCAGCTTCCTTAGTACATATTGGCTCTTTTTTTGGTGTCATATTTAAAAATATAAAATACTAAGCTGGTTTAAATGTAGCTCCAACTATTGCATAATTTGCACTACTTCAAGCTGTAATGTTAAGTGTACTACTTCCTGCTGGTGTTATAGGTCAGTTTCAATCAAATATCCCACCATTTGTTCATCAATTTGCTCTCATTGTTGTATTAGCTCAAGCAACTACACTTGCACTACTTGAACGAGTACCTGCTATATGCCAACAATTATCAGCAATAGAAGAAAGTACAGAAGTGTATGTACTAGCACTTCAATTAGTTTTACTTGTAGCATCTGGTATTCAAGTTTGACTAGCTCAAGTGTAGGAAGCTCCATTAATCAAATGATATGTACTTACACTTGCTGTACTTACCATATTATTTGTTCAACTAGTAGGGTTTATAATATACCATAAACTAACTGCTCATAATCAAGTGTGAGCTTGTTCATCTATTTTAGTCATTGCATTTCAAGCATAAGTAACTCAAGATGTTGTTCAAGCATTTAAAGCTACTGTAACAAATAATATTCTATTAACTCAGCTTCATACTGTTATTGATTTAGTAAAAGTAGTTGCAGGAGTAGATGATACTCATCAAGCACCAGCATCGAAAGCTATTCAAGCAGATGTACTAAATATTTGAGTTGTTCATAAATAAGACTTACTTATCGCTATACTTCATAAATATAATTTACTTATTGCTGTGTTTCAAAGTTTAATACTCATATTAATCAGTAAGGATATAAAGAGTTGCTCAGTCCTTAGTTGCTGATGTATATTCAGCAGTTGTTAGACTTATTATATTTGTTATTCTATCTCATCAAGTTGGAGTTCAAGCTATACTTGACACTACCGTCTCTATCTTATCATACACATCGTTCTTAGTAGGAACTTCATTACTTCAATTCCATCAAGCTCAATATGTTTCGGCAGGTACAGTTAAGTCTATTGTATTATCTTTTCTTCAACTATCTAATGTTATCCAAGTGTCAACTGCTATGTTGTAAATAGTTTTATATTCTCAAGGAATAAGTGTAAAATCACTTGCGCTTCAATCTAAAGTATTAGAAGTGAATTGCCTTAATATCCAATTAACAGAAGCATTGTTTACATAATGAATTATTCTTCAAGAGTTATTTGCTACAGCAATTCAGTCTGGCATTGTTTCAATTTGTCAAGCAGTGCTTCAACTAAATCTAACTACATTATCTGTTGTTCAAGTGGAAGCAGTAGCTGTTCTACTAGTATATCTATAAGCTATTGATGCTCACATAGAAGCTAATCAAGTGAAATTAAGTGCCGTATGACTATGATTTCAAGCTGATGATTGGTCTGCCGCAGTTCATATTCATCAAGGCATTTGAGTAAATACTAAAGCTGTTGTTCATATTGTTGGATTTCTTGTATAACACATCCACCAAGTTTTGTAATATGTTGTTCATTCAACTACAAATATATCAACTTTGTCGGCTTCTATTGTGCTATCAAATTCTGGTGCTCTAGTCCAAGTTGAAGCATTAACTATATAAATTCAGTTATTTGCTCAAGTTGATTGGTTAGCTACTAATACATAGTCTCCAGCGATTAGCGATATTCAATCTATTATTTGTGTTCAAGAAAGTGTAATATTAGCTGTTGTTCTAGCCCTACATATAACCTCTCTAGCATAAGTAAGTGTTGCAGTTTCTATGTCTTGTTTAGTAATTCTTAGATTATCTAAAGCGGTTTGCACATTTCAATCAGTTATTTCTGTTACGCTTGTAGCAGGCAGACTTCAACTAGCAACTGCACTTCTTGAAACTCTTGCTTTTCTTAAATCGTCAACTACTCTTAATGCTGAGTACTTAGCTCATACATCATAAATAGTTCTATATTCAAAAGTAAGTTTATATAAAGGTCTTATTTCTGTATCTGCTAAAGTTGGATATAGTCATTGTAACACCTCCCAACTATGAGCAGATGCTAAAGTGGAAGTTGAAAATTGTGTTTCTGCTGATACAATCTTGATAGTTTCTCATCTTCTAGGGTCTTGTAAAGCATAGACATAATAAACAAAATAATATAAATTACTCACAGGAGTTCTAACTCATAAAGTTGTTATATATTCTGGTATATTCGTACTTGAATTAAAACTAAATGGATATCTAGTTCCTGTTTGTTTTACAAGTATTCAACCGCTATCATTTCATCTAATATTGAATATAGCTGAATTAGTAGCATTCAAACTTGCAGGAGTTACGTTTCAAAGGTCTTGTGTAAATTTAACTACTCAAGATGTTGTACTTGTTACTGTATAAGGAAGGTTATCATCGATACAAGTTCAAGAAGTGAGAGCTATTACTGAATTTCTACCATCTGCATTTGGACTTCAACTAGTAAGTAAATTACTAGCAATATTTAATCAAGTGTAGTGAATTGTTCATAATGAATGTTTCCATTCGTGGTCTATCCAACTTATATCATTCTTATGATATTCTACTACTTCCACTTGTATCCTATCAGCTCAAGATAGAGTAGAGTTTACATAAAGTCTATAAACTGTTGCTATCGTATCAAATGTAGTCCAAGGAGTTTGTGTTGCTATAAGTGCTCAAGAAGTATTAAAATAGAAGTACCATACTCAAGTGGTATATGCAAAATTAACACTTACGCTTGTATTTATAGTATGCCTCACTGCTATCCCACTTCAATCTGTATAGTAACATATAGGATTAGATGCTGAGATTGTTTCTCAGTTCTTTATTGTTGCTATTGTTAAAGTAGGTGTTGCACTAACTCAATCAATAACTATATCATTTTCTGTGATATATTGTTCTTGACATATTCAAGTGAAAACTGTTTGTTTTAAATTTAAATCACTTTCAAATGCAACTTGTTCAGCTCATCAAGCAGGGTCATAAGTAGAAACTAACATATCTCAAATTCAAGTTCAATCAGTTCATTTCTGAGCACACAGTTCCCATTTTAAATCTACTAAGTCTGTTACAAAAGTTCAAGAAGTGTGTGGAACTATACAAACATAAGAACTTCATCATTCTTCTACTATATCTTGTAAAACATAAACTGTGGTAGTTACCCAAGGTCATTTCCAATTACAACTTATTCAATCTGTTCAGTCTGTTCAAGGGTTTCATTTTAAATCTACTTTAGCATCTGTTATTGTTACTGTTGTTGCATCATCTTTTGTGAAAACTAAATCATCTCAAACAAAAGTTCAGCTAGTTATTGAAGCTCAATCATCTCAGTCTATTCAATTTGTCCCATCAATTCAATCCTCTCATTCTCTTCATATAATACTACCGTCTGCTATCCAGTCTGTTCAATCAAAAATATAAAATAAACCTGTCTCGGCAACGATACAAGTTTGATTTGTTAATGGTATTGATAAGTCTCTTTCTTCTATTGTAAGAAAATAAAAATCAGAAACATTTTTAAATCATTCAGTAATTATTTTTAATATTTCTCAATTTTCTATACGAAATAATTTTACATCTTGCATATGTTTTTGTTTTTATATAATAATTATTCCTTATCTAAGAAATTTTCTTCAAGCTCAACAACTTCTACATTTTCATTTATTTTTCATTCTATAGACTCAGCAGTTTTAACTGCTATTTCTTTTTCCATTTCATCTTTTTCTATTTTTTCTAAAAATCTATCTAAAGCTAATACTGATACAATAGATAAGTTTATATCTTTATATGTTCATTTTTTTAAATCATTAATTGTTTTTATTCAATTATTTAATAATTGTGTTTTTGTATTTATTCATATTGATTTCACATTTATTAAAAATTCATCTTTAACAAAAGTTTCTATTTCTTTTATTTTATAACTCTCTAACATTGCTTTTTCTCTCATTTTATTACCTATTGCTAATTGTGCATTTAATCACATATATTTCTTTTTTATAAAGTAAATGGTAACAAAGGAGCTTTCTCCTTTGCTACACATCTAGCTTATAATTGATTTTTCAATTATAATTCTTTCGACTACGCTCAAGTGAAACCAACGATACCTATTTCAGCACCAAAATGGTCTACAGTGAATGCAAAATCACAATCAACTACATATTCTTTAGTTCTTTGGTCGATATAGTCATCGATTTCAACGTCGTAAAGTTTAATAAGTCTTAATGCTTTTGACATTCTAAGTCTATCTGCATCTAAAAGGAAAGATTGAGTACCAGTTCAAATAGTAACACCATTTACATCTGGTTGTCCAAAACTTTCTAACGCGATTAACGCCACTTTAAATCAATCCACAGAAGTGAATACGTTTGCAGTGATTCAGTTACTTAATGCAACATCGTCTTGTTTAGAAGAGAAATATTCTCAGTTGTTTAATGCTTTCACCCACACTAAGTAATTAGTAGGATTACACACTAGCGTATACATAGATGGAAGTCTATATATTCCTCATTTGTCATTCTTAATTGCTCTTAAAGCAGTGATTGCTTCTGTTAATTTAGTTTGAGCAGTAGAAGAACTAATTGCTCAAGTAACTAAGTTAGAACCAGATGCGTGAGAAGCAGAGAATAAAGCATAACCGTCAGGAGATGCGCTACCTGCACCGTAAGGAGCTGTTACAGAGAACCCATTAGCTAGTAATTTAGTCGCTTCGTCAACCATAGTAATTTTAGCAGATATACCAAGTCTCTTTATTTGTGAAGCTAAGTCTGATAATTCAGAAGCAACTGTTGGATGTAGTAAAGAAGTGTCTAAACCACTATCTTTAATAACTTTCATAGCTAATTTAGAAATACTATAGCTTCAACCATATTGGCTAACTTTATATCCTTTTTCATCTCAAGTAGAGTAACTTTGTCTTGGTCTATCACCATTTTCATTTATTTTTGGTAAAGCCGAAACTGAACCAATTCTTGTAACTACGTGTTGTGGTAGTCTTGTTTCAACCGTAACAAACCCTAATGCTTCAAGGATTGAACCTTCTGCTCTTGGGTCTAAATCAGCCTCAGAAAAAGCTATTTCTAATTCTGGTCTAATAAGTTGAACAACACTATCAACAACCTCTGTTCAAGTAAATTGTATTGCCATATTTTATTTTTATTTTAGGAATTAAATTAATTTAAACAATCAAAGTGTAGAAGTAAGAAACTTAGTACATTGAAATTGTTTTGTAATTAATGGGTCAGTTGCTGAACCAGCATCAGAAGTATTTACAACTGATTTAGTAGTAGATTTTGTAGCATAATCAATAGTTTGTGATGATGTCATATTAAAATATGAACCTACATCAGCTTGGGCTAAAGAAGAAGCATTTACTACCATTTTCATTATTAGGTCATTTTGTTTAGGTACAAAGTTAACTACAGCTTTGTCTACAGTTTGATTATCTGAGTCAAAAGTTTTTATAGTTTCTGATATACCTAATACTTCTGATGATGCACCTGCTTTAACCATAAACCCACTTGTTTCTGATACGAAATCGTGTTGAGCAATAGCTAAAGAATTTGATGCAACTCTAGTTTCAGAAGGAATAGCGTTTCATTTTTCAAATAATATATTTGCCATATTTTATTTTTGTTTTAAATATTAAATTTTGTTTCAAAATATTTTAGCAAGAGAAGCATTTCTTTTAACTCAATCAGTGTTAAAATTCTTCGAATTTCAGCTTGTTGTGTTAGCAAAATTCACTTGTTTAGAATATCTCATTTTAACTAATGAAGAAGCATCTTCTATTTTTTCCTGCATAGGTGTTCAATCGGCTAATTTTTTCATTTCTTTTTTTAATAGCTCTTTCGGTTGTTCTATTCATTCAAATAAAGAAGCATTTTTAGTTATAAATAAATCTATAGCCATATCTTCATTTTGTTCTTTTCTTTGATAATCAGACATCTTTTTATCTTTGATTAACTCAGCTACGGTTTTCTCTAAGTCTGATGTGTCATCATCATTTTTTGTTTTTTTATAAAAGTCTTCTCAAAGCACAGCTAATGCTTCTGCGAAAGTATTTACTCAAAACTTTTCCTTTACTATCCTATCTTTAATTTCATCATCAAAGTCTAATATAGTTTCTGGAGCTTTTTCAAAGACAAGCTCTGAAATTTTATAAAGTTGTGCATTCCTCTTGCTATATTTACCATATAACTCATCGTGGTCTGCTTTTAACTTTTTTTCAGTATCAGATAACTCTGGCTGATTGTTAGGAGCGTTTTTATTATCGTTTTCCATATTTTTAATTTATGTAATAAATTTATTTAAATGTTGACAGAAACACTGTCATTGCTTTTTTGTATCATTCTACATATTCTTTTGTAATTTCTCAATTTAGCATTTGAACAACAAGTTTATTAGTTTGCTTATTAATTATTTTCTTTAATATATCTTTTTCAACTGATATAGCATCAATAATATGTTGTTCTTGTTTACTAAATTCTATTTCTCATTCAATCCATTGTATTTTTATTTCACTCATATAAAAGAAAATATATTAATTAGTAGCTGTATTCCCTCATCCCAATACATTTACTCAGCCGGCATTATTAGCTCTATTTTCTACTGGTATAGCATTTGGGTTATTGGATTGATTTCAAATTTCACCTTGTCAATTATTTCATTGTATTATTTCGTTTATTATATCTTCACCACTCTTACTTGACATTTCTTTTTCTAATAGATAATCAACATCAACTCATAGTTTTTGTCAAGCTATAGTAACCATATTATTTCTATTCATTATTGGTTTTTGATTTTCATCAATTAAATTTCAAAATATTTGAAAGAAATTTAGATAGTTCTCTTTTTCTTTTTCAGTTGAGTCGCCCAATAAACTTTCTGTTTGCATAACTATGTTAAACATTCATTTAAGCATATCTGGTTTTATTGTGAATAATCAATATCCATCTTGTAATTTAATAAAATCATTTCATTTTACGTGTAATCATTTTAATGGTATTCTAAATTCTCATAAACTAGCTATCCATTGCATATCAGCTAAACGTAGTTTTGCTAGTCTATTATAAAATTTAAACGAGTTTCTTTTTAATATAAGATTGACACGCTTTAATTGACTTGCATTTTTACTAGCTGTTTTTGTTGCTGTTTCTCAGCTTTGTAATAGTTGGCTTCTATAGTCTGTTCAACTTAATACTATCGCATCTTCCTGTCAACTATTTTGTAATCAAACTAAACTGTTAGCTTGTATATTTGCAGAAATATGTTTAATTGAGTCTAAGTTTTCAAGTTCTATAAATTCTTGCGCTCATATTTTATACACTTCTGGATTAAAATCTGAATCCTTATCTATTGCTGTAAATCATATATTGGCCTTAGTAATGTCAATAGTTTGATGTCTAAGTTTATCTATATATAATTCAACATCTTCCAATAGCTCATAATTTCACATTTGTATAAGTCTATTTCTATAAATGAAATTATCATATTTTACAAAAGGAAGTTCTTTATGTGTATGAGGTATTGGTGTGTGATATACATTTTTACCATTAGCCAATATTACTAAAGAGTCTTTAGCTTTATTATAATATTTTATTTCTACTAACATATCTTCCATTAATCAATTTCTAAGTCTAGGAATATTTGTATTACTAGCCATAAAGATATCATATCAAGGAAGTTTATTATTTATATTTTTATATAAACTATTATTTTCGTGAGCTAATATAAAATCATCTCTATTCCAAAATTTTCTCCATATAACAATATTTGAATCTTCTATTGTAAGTCAATCAAAATAGATATCTTCTATCCTAATGTATTCACTATATATTCAAAAATATTGCTCAACTTTTTTATTTTCAAAAGATATTCATTTAGAAATATTATCAAAAACTGGCATATCTACATTTCTATATTCTACTTTCCATCATTGATACAAAAATCAACTACCGAAGTCTGCCGCATCACTAACTACATCATATATTTTACTATCAGTTTCATCAACTTTCCACCAATATTTCCAAGCTTCTTTAAGAGGATATACGTTTGTACGCGCATCCTTATCTAATGGAATGAAATCAAATATTGGATTATTATGTAATAGGTCAGCTTTTTGTTGGTCAGAAACAGCTCTTGATAAATGGGTTTTATATCTTTCACCTTCTTTCTTTTTTAATTGACTTTTTTCTATCCATCAAGAAAGCTTGCTTTCAAATCAGTCTTGATTTCTTATAGTAACTAGATTAATATATTCATTTAATATCTTTCACTCTAGTTGTTTTGTTTCTTTAATCATTTTCTAATTGTGAAAAAATATCTTGAGTAATTCCTAATTCAAGAATTAGCTTTCTTTGTGCTTCTTCTAATCATTCTCATAATGGAAGTTCACCTAAATTTATTGTAACAGGACTTGTTACTGTTTGATTATATTCTCTATCTGTTGCTTTTAGTAAATCTAATGCTAGTCTGGCTTTTTCATTAGCTTTCATAAAATGAGGAGACTCTTCTTCAAACACTTCTCATAAAAATTTTTCAGCATTCTCTTTCATTCATTCTCTTATTTTCTTTTTAAGTTCTTGCTTATAAACAGAAAATTCTTTCTTCTCTCAAGTATTTATTAGTTTAAGTTCTTTTAGTCAATACTCTTTTTTATCTGTTCATATTTCTCTATATATTTGGTCTCTTTTCATTTTTTGTCAAGGAAGAACTCATTCTGCAATATTCATTGGATGTCTAACGTCTTTAAATCAATGCACCATAGCATATTGAATTATTTCTTCGTCTTCCATCATCTCTCTCATTCTATCACTTATAGGTTTTTTATTTTTCATTTATGTCTTTTGTTAATCAATATTTTCTTTAACTATTTTTCATTTATTGTATTTTAATCAATATTTTTTATATTTTTTGTTAAAATAATGATTTAAAAAAATCATTTTTACTTTCAGCTTTTTTCTAAATTACATTCTGGACATAATAATTGAATATTATATATAGAATGTTCTCATCATTTACACAAAGGATATATGTGGTCAATATGATAATTACTAGATATATCTGTATCACAAACTGGACATTTTCATTTTTGCATATAAAAGATGACGTTAATAGCTTGTTTAGTTACTGTTCAATCGTCAGTGCTATTTTTTCTTCATCTTCTATTCGCTGAAACTATTCTCACTCTATTTGCAGTGTGTTCATCTCTTTTGCTTTTATTTAAGCAACCACAAGAACCACTTCTTTCTGCTACATATAATGTAGTTTCTTTGTGCGTTCAACAATGGATACATTCTACTTCTATACGTCTTTTGTTATTAACAAATCAAGCATCTTTTATAAAAGTAAATCATTTTCATATCAATTCTCATTCTTTTAATTCTTTTCTATTATGTGGAATAAAATCTTTCCAAGAACATCAACAACTTTTTGTTTCTCAATTTCTTAATTTATTTCATACTACATTATGTTTATTTCAACAATCACATATACAGTCAAAAGTAATTCTTTTTTGTCAAGATGGATATATTTTATATTCTCAAATTGATATTACTGTTAGTTTTCAATATTTATTTCATAATTCAGTTAATCATCCACTGTTTGTATAACCTTTCATTTCTTGTATCATAATCAATATTTTTTATATTTTTTGTTAAAATTTTCAATAAATGAAAGTTCTTTTTTCTCGCGTGGAGGTTTAAGAAAGAATAAGCAGTAACGCATTCAATCAATTAAATCGTCATTAACCTTTTTAACATCTCAATCTTTAGTTCATCAATCAGCATATGCGTGAACTCATAATTCTTTAATTAAATCAACACAATTTTCAGTTATTAATAACATTCAATCGTGAAAGAACTGGTTCACTCTTAATATTCACGCCACTCTATTCTTCTCGTGGTTATCTCATCTATCTTGTTTTCTTGCATTATCACAAGAAATTCATAATTGTTTTAGTTCTAATTTTTCTCTTTGCCCAGCACTATCAATTATTATCTTATCAAATTTTATTTTATAATTACTTTCCATAAATTTAATTTTATTTGCCATCTCTCTTACAAGCATTCAACTTCATTTAAATTCATCAAATATTATATGTCTACCGTCTTGGTCTACAGCTATTGCTACAAAACCTGTGGGATGTTTCACCCCAACATCTAGTCATCAATAAAATTTACAAGGTCATAATAGTCTTGGTACAATCTTTGGTATTACGTTAGTATATCTATCAAACTGATTATATACCAATCCACTCTTAGGCATAAACTCTCAATGTAAACGAACAGCTCTTTCATTTTCACTAAAAGCGTTTAATGTTGAATGGTCTTGTGTTACATTTAGATAAGAACTATATTTTCATATGTGTGTTCTACGCCTTATCATTTCATCATTCTGCTCATAAAGGAAATAATAAGAAGCATTATATCAGTTTACTGGTGTAAATCAATATAGCATTTGAGCTTTCGGCGAACGTAGTCTGGCAAGTAGTTCTCCCCACACCTCATCATTCTCTATAGGTTCATCTATAACTAATAAGTCTGGGTTTCATCAAACCAACCTTTTCTGTCCTTGTTCAACAGTTTTAATTGTTATAACACATCAATTCTTTAAACGTATTTCTTTTATGTGGTCGCTTCATCTAATTATCTTTTCTATCAAGTCTGGTGGTATTCTACAAGGACTAAAGTCTCATAATAAGTATTTCTCAACGTAGTCTCTTACATTACTTCAAGACTGTGTAACTATAAATATATTTTTCTTTTCTCATATATATTCTAGTTTATAGTTTTTAGATTGTTTTCCTATTGCATATCTAGTAAGCATATAATATAACCAAAATGATTTCCCTACTCAGTTTCATCCTTGTAGGGTAACATATTTATATTTTGGCGCCCGAATATAACTTTTATTAAACCAAGCTCTATATGTTTCTGTAGCAATATCAAACATTTCCTTTTGATGTGGTAGTAGTGTAGACGTAGTAATTCAGTAGTCTCTCTTAACAATATAAACTTTCTCTCTCAATCAATTTATAGTGAGAGTTTGTTCTTCTGTTAAATTTACTACATTCTCTTTTTTTTCTTCTTTAATATTATTTTTTATTTTTTTCATATTTATCTATAAAAAC